CATCAGGCCATGTCCGACTCGGCGTTACGGTACTCTCCATGTCCCGCATGTGGTGGGGCGCAGTGGGTTTGGGACGCGAGCGGCGAGTGGATTCGGTGCGTGGACTGCAACAAGCCGGTGCCGCCCAAGGCTCAAGCGACCGTGCTGACATTCGCGCGCGGGGCCAGAGTTCGCAAGCCGGAGGAGAAGCGCGATGCCGAGTAAACCGGGGTTGTACGCGAACATCTGGGCCAAGCGCCGGCGCATCGAGGCCGGCAGCGGCGAGAAGATGCGGAAACCCGGGAGCCCGGGCGCGCCGACCGCGCAGGCGTTCCGGGAGTCGATGAAGACCGCGCTCAGGCGCAAGTGAAGGCGCAGCTGCTGGGCGACAACGGCGACATCGAGGGGGAAGACCCCCTTGACCCGCGCCGCCGCCGTGGAGGCCGAGTGAGCCTCGGAGGGGCCGCAGGCAGGGTGCAGCGGCTCGCCCCCAGGGCTACCGCCGGGATCGCCGTGTCGGGCCTTGGAGGGCCGCAGCCGACCCCGCCGCCGGGTAGACCGGGCGCACCGGGAGGCAGACCGATCGACATTGGAGACGTAAACGTCGTATGAAGACCCCGGCATGGCAGCGCAAGGCAGGGCAGAACCCGAAGGGCGGTCTCAACGAGGCCGGTCGCCGCTCTGCCAGGGCCGAGGGGATGAACCTCAAGGCCCCGGTCAAGTCTGGGGATAACCCCCGTCGCGCCAGCTTCTTGGCCCGGATGGGGAACATGCCCGGGCCGATGGTGGGGAAGGACGGCAAGCCGACCCGCCTCGCCCTCGCCCTCCGGGCATGGGGAGCCAGCTCCAAGGAAGACGCTAGGGCGAAGGCCAAGGCGATCAGCAACCGAAACCGGGAGAAGTGACCATGCCGCTCATGCAGGGATACGGGAAGAAGGCCATCAGCCGCAACATCTCGACCGAGGTCCGCGCCGGCCGACCGCAGAAGCAGGCCGTGGCGATCGCGCTCGAGACCGCCAGACGCGCCGCCAAGAGAGCCGGGAAGGGTGCAGCCGCCCGCCGCCTGATGGCCAAGTAATGCCGAGAGGCAGACCCTCCATCTACTCGCAGGAGCTGGCCGACCGCATCTGTGAGCGATTGGTAGCCGGCGAATCCATCAGGGCAATCTGCTCTGACGATGGAATGCCGACTTGGCCTGCCATCTCTAAGTGGCTGAACGAAAAGCCAGAATTTGCTATACAGTACGCGCGCGCGAGAGAGGACCAAGCCGAGGCGCTCGCCGACCGCATCATCGAGATCGCGGACGACGAGAACATCGACGCGCATCACAAGCGCATCATGGTGGATGCCCGCAAGTGGGTGGCCTCCAAGCTCAAGCCCAAGCGGTACGGTGACCGGGCCGAGGTCGAGCATTCGGGTAGCGTCGGCCTGACGGTCAATGTCGTGCGGATGACGGATGCCGACGGTAACTCTGCCGGCTAACGGCTGGCGACCCCGCCCGTACCAGATGCCAGCGTGGGCCGCGCTCGAAGGCGGCTGCAAGCGGCTCGCATTGGCTTGGCACCGAAGATCGGGGAAGGATGACATCTCCCTGCATTGGGCGGCGGTCAGCGCCATGACCCGCGTGGGCGGCATCTGGCACATGCTCCCGCAGGCCAACCAAAGCCGGAAGGCGATCTGGGATGCGGTGGACCCGCATACCGGACGCCGGCGCATCGATGCCGCCTTCCCGCCCGAGCTGCGGGAGACGACCCGCGAGCAGGACATGTTCATCCGGTTCCGGAACGGCAGCACCTGGCAGGTGGTCGGGTCGGACAACTACAACAGCCTGATCGGCTCGCCGCCCATGGGCGTCGTATTCTCCGAGTACGCCCTCGCAGACCCGAATGCCTGGGCGTTCCTGCGCCCCATCCTCGCGGAGAACAACGGCTGGGCCATCTTCATCTCGACCCCGCGTGGCCGGAATCACTTTGCCCGTCTGGTGGACTACGCCCGGAAGGACCCGGCGTGGTTCGGTCAGGTGCTGACGGTCGAGGACACCAAGGCCATCCCGAAGGAGACCATCGACCGCGAGCGCAAGGAGCTGCGGGTCGAGCGCGGCGACAAAGAGTCCGAAGCCATCATCCGGCAGGAGTACTACTGCGACTTCGACGCCGACATCCCCGGCTCGTACTACGGCGACGCCATCCTCAAGGCCGAGCAGAACGGCAGGGTTGGCGACTATCCGCACGTGGTCGGCCAGCCGGTCGGCACCGCGTGGGACATCGGCATCGGCGATTCGACCGTGATCTGGTTCTATCAGCTCGTCGGCCACAAGGTGCGGATCATCAACGTCTTGGAAGGCTCCGGCGTCGGGCTCGACTGGTATGCGAAGAAGCTTCTCGCCATGGACTACGTCTACGGAGACCACATCTGGCCGCACGACGGCGCGGTGAAGGAGTGGGGCAGCGGCAAGTCCCGGCTCGAGACGGCGGCGGGCTACGGCCTCAAGCCCCGGGTACTCGATGCCGACTCGGTGGACGATGGCATCCAGGCGGTGCGCCAGATGCTGCCGGCGGTCGAGTGGTGCAAGACGCCCGACCGGTTCCCGGGCGAGAGCGCCGAGGACGCAGCCGCTCGCATGACGCGCGCGATGGACGCCATCCGGCAGTACCGCCGGGAGTACGACGACAAGCTCCAGCGGTTCAAGGACAGGCCCCTGCACGACTGGACCAGCCACTACGCCGACGCCCTACGTTATCTCGCCAAGGGGCGCAGACCGTTCCGTGGGACTGGTGGCAAGGTGCGACCCGGGGCGGCAGTAGCGGATTACGCCGTGCTTGGGTAGACTCGCCGCAACCACGACCGCGAGGTGCGTTATGTCCGGCCTGTTCAAGCCCAAGATGCCGAAAGTGGAGCCGCCTCCTCCGCCGCCCGAGACGGACGTGGCGAAGCAGCGCGAGATCGAGTCCACCCGGATGCGCCGCCGGCGCGGTCGGGCCGCGACCATGATGTCCACCCCTGAGACCCGGACGCAGGGCGGGGTCGGCACCACGAGACTGCTCGGCGGCGGGATGTAATGGCCACCAAGAAGATCAGCCAGTTCGACAGTCTGGCGCAGGTCGATCTCGACTCTGCGGCAGATGTCCTTCCGATCGTCGACACCGGCTCGACACAGACCAAGAAGGTCACCGCCAAGGCGCTGGTCGGCGGCTCGGCTCCCGACCTCGTGGCGACCTGGAACAACGTCGCCACGACCTTCAACGGCATCAAGCTCGATGTCACCGACACGGCCTCTGCCGCCGGGTCGTTCCTGCTCAACTTGCTGGTCGGCGGTGCTGCCCGGTTCCAAGTGACCAAGGCCGGCAACGTGAGCGCCGCCGGTACCCTGTCGGTCACGGGCGCATCGACCCTGACCGGTGCGGTGACGGGTTCTAGTTCCATCCGGTCTGCAAGCGATTCTGCCGGCATCGGGTACACCAACGGCGCGGGTGGCACGGTCACGCAGGCGACGAGCAAGTCAACGGGCGTCACGCTCAACAAGATTTGCGGCGAGATCGTGATGAACAACGCCACGCTCAACCGCGAGACGGCGGTGAGCTTCACGCTGACCAACAGCGCGATCGCGGCGACCGACGTGGTCGTGGTCAACATCAAGTCCGGCGCGACCGTCAATGCCTACAACGTCGGGGTCACCGCCGTGGCGGCGGGTTCCTGCCGCATCCAGCTGCACAACCTGCTCGGCGGGACGGACCTGTCCGAGGCGGTGGTTCTTTCCTTCGCGGTCATCAAGGCCGTTGCGGCCTAATCGGAGACAGACATGGCGACGGCTATTACACTCGTATCGAACGCTAGCGCGACTGGTTCGTGGTTCCCGTGGCCCGGTGGTCGCGGTGAGTTTCGGGTTGACGGCACCTTCCCCGGCACGGTCAAACTCCAGTGCAAGGGGCCGAATGGCACCGCGCAGGACGTCGGCATCGACACGACCTTGACCGCTGCCGGCGGCGGCATCTTCGAGCTCGGTGCTGGTGAGATCCGCTGCGACATCGCCACGGCGACCGCCGTTTATGCGATGGCGCTGCGTATTCCTGACGCTGGCTTCTGATGCGTACCTGGCCGCGCACGGCCGAGCGCACCGCCGACCGGACGCTGCGGCGTGACGGGACCGGCGATGACCAGCCGGTCGGCAACCTCGTGACCGAGACGGGTGACAACCTGACCCTCGAGAACGGCTACTTCCTGCTCTGGGAGTGACGATGGCTGACTCACGCGCAACCGAGGTGCTGGAGGACTACGATCGCCTGAAGGGCGCGCGTGGCACATGGGAGCAGCATTGGCAGGAGGTGGCCGAGCGGGTCTGGCCGAGCATGGCCGAGATGACCGGCTGGCGCACCCCGGGCGAGAAGCGGTCGGAGAAGATATTCGACTCGACCGCCCAGCGCGCCCTGCCCCGGTTCGCAGCTGCGATGGATTCGATGCTGACTCCTGCGACGCAGGTCTGGCACGGCCTGCACACCGGCATTCCCGAGCTCGACGAGAACGTGATGGTGCAGCGGTGGTGCGATGCCCTGCGCGACATCCTGTTCCGACAGCGCTATGCCCCGACCGCCAACTTCGCAAGCCAAGCGTTCGAGTGCTACATGAGCCTTGGGGCGTTCGGCACCTCGGCCCTCTTCATCGACGAGATTCCGGGCGTGACGCTGCGCTACCGCGCCATCCCGCTCTCCGAGCTCGTGATCGATCTCGACCACACCGGGCGTGTAGATACGGTGTATCGCTGCTTCACGCTCACGGCGCGGCAGGCGATGCAGATTCCCGGCTGGGAGGAGAAGCTCCCGCGCGGCATCAAGTCTGCCGCTGCCTCGCGTGGCAACGACATGTTCGAGTTCGTGCATTGCGTGAAGCCGAATGGCGACTATCGCCAGGGCCGCGCAGGGCCGGAAGGGATGCAGTTCATGTCCCGGTACGTCGCGCGCGAGGGCAATGTCCTCCTGCAGGACGGCGGTTACCGGGTGCAGCCGTATGCGGTCGGTCGGTATGTCACCGGCCCGCGTGAGATTTATGGGCGGTCCCCTGCGATGGAGGCTCTGGCCGACATCAAGTCCCTGCAGGAGATGGAAAAGACCATGCTTCGGATGGCGCACCGCATGGTCGACCCGCCGCTCATCCTGTCCGAGGAGGGCGCACTTAATGCGTTCTCGGTGCGCCCCAATGCGTTGAACTACGGCTACCTCCGCGAGGACGGTACGCCGCTGGTGCAGCCGCTCATGGCGGGCGGGAACCTGCCGATCGGCATCGAGATGTCCGACCAGAAGCGCAAGGCGGTGAACGATTCGTTCCTCGTCACGCTGTTCCAGATTCTGGTCGAGAACCCCCGCGTGATGACGGCGACCGAGGTGCTGCAGCGGGCGCAGGAAAAGGGCGCGCTGCTCGGGCCGACCATGGGTCGGCAGCAGTCGGAGTTCGTCGGCCCCATCATCGAGCGCGAGCTCGACCTGCTCTCGGCGGCTGGCGCTCTGCCGGCCCCGCCCCCGCAGCTCATGGACTATGTGATGGGCGGCGGCGAGATTCTGCCGAAGTACACCGGGCCGCTTGCCCGCCTGATGAAGGCCGAGGAGGCTGCGGGCATCCTGCGGACCATCGAGGCCATCCTGCCGGTGGCGCAGGCGTCGGGCGACATGAAGGTGCTGCGTCGCATCAACGCCGACCAGGCGGTGAAGGTCATCGCCGAGGCCAACAACGTGCCGGCCAAGGCGCTGCGCTCGGATGAGGAGCTGGAGGCCATGGACATGGCCGAGCAGCAGGCCGCGCAGATGCAGTCGCTCTTGGCCGCTGCGCCGATTGCCGGTCAGGCTGCGGAGCGGTTCGCCAAGGCAGAACAGATTGCGGCCTCCGTGCCGCGCCGTGAAGTGTTGGGTATCTGACCATGACAGACTCCGCCAGAAGCTCCATCGACACGCACGACCGACGTATCCGCGAGTTGGAGATCAAGGTCGCTTCGCATGAGGCGGTGTGTGCCGAGCGGTATCGGGGCATCCGAGAGGACATCGATCGGTTCTCGACGGTGGTAAGCAGGGTGGGCCTCGGGCTGATTGCGGGCATGGCGGCTATCCTTGCGCGTCTGGTGTTCGGATGACCGAGCCGTCGTGGCTCACGATTGCGCGTCGGTATGTCGGGCTCCGCGAGGTTCCCGGCAAGACCACCGCGCCCATCATCGCCCGGTGGCTGCGGCGTCTGGGCGCGTGGTGGGGCGACGATGAGACCCCGTGGTGTGGCACCTTCGTCGCCGGGGTGCTTGATGAGGCTGGCATCCCGAGGGCGCGGAATTGGTTCCGCGCGCGGGCATGGCTCGACTGGGGTGCGTCATGTGGTGGCCCGATGTTCGGTGCTATCGTGGTGTTCCATCGCAGCGGCGGCGGGCATGTGGGTTTTCTGGTCGGGCGCGACGAGCGCGGTCGGCTGATGGTTCTGGGCGGCAATCAGGGCAACGCTGTGACGATTGCGCCGTTCGACCCGGCTCGGGTTCTGGGGTATCGCTGGCCGTGGCCGGTGGACCCTGACGGGCGGTTGCCGCTGGTGGCGTCGAACGGTGCGCCGGTTTCTCGCAACGAAGCATAGGAGATTGACATGACGAGTGAACAGTTCGCTGGAATCGCCCGCGCCCTCGTGGCTGCGGTGGGTGGGTATTTGGTCGGCAAGGGTCTGACCGATGCCGAGACGGTGGCGGCTGTGGCCGGTGCTGTGGCGACCATCGCTGCGGCGGTCTGGTCGGTGCTGTCCAAGCGCAAGGTCGAGCCGCAGGCGTGACCCGGGTCTATCTCGGGGTCGGCCTAGCGCTCGCGCTGGCCGGCCTCGGGTGGTTCGGGTATCACAAGGCGCACCGGGGCGGCTATGAGGCCGGGTCGGCTGCGGTCAGGGCGGAGTGGCACCGTGAGCGCGCACGGGCCGCAGAGGCTGCGAGAGAGGCTCTGGCGCGAGAATACGCTCGTCATCAGGAGGTAGAGCGTGGATTGTCCGAGAAGTTGGCTGCTGCCGATCGTCGCGGGCGCGACCTTGCTCGGCGGCTGCAAGGCGCACTTGCCGCCGCGAGAATGCCCAGCGAGTGTCCCGCCGCCCCCGCGCCTGATGGCCCCGCCGGAGAGTCCGGCGACGCGGGAGAGGTTGGAGAGGCTCTTGCCGCCCACCTCGCCGCCTGCGAGCGCGACGCCGAGCGCTTCGCCGAGCTCCAAAGCCTCGTGAGGTGAGCGATGCCTGCCAAGAAGCCGAGGCCGTTCGTCATCCCGAAGCGGTTCCAGTTGATGGGCCACACCATCAGCGTCAACATCGTCCCGGCCAAACGGTGGCCGCATGGCGATGATGCGGTGGGGTGTTGGGACCACCAGCGGCTTGCCATCGACATCCTCGCCGGCCTGCCCGAGACGGTGAGCGGCCAGACGTTTTTTCACGAATTGGCCCATGCGGTGGCGACAATGCAGTCCCATCCGCTGGCGACCGATGAGGCGTTCATCGACCAGCAGGCAAGCCTCTACCACCAAGCTCATACGACGATGGTCTAGGAGGCCAAGTGCCAGCGCAGAAGGTTACCGATGAACAGATCCTCGCGGCGCTCAACGCTGCGAAGGGAATCCGCGCTGAGGCTGCGCGGCATCTCGGCATCAACGCGCGCGGGCTGGCGTCACGCATCGACGCACTAAAGGCGCGCGGTGTGCCGATCCCCGAATCGACCTACGACCCCGCCGCGAAGTTCCGCACCGTCGGCGGGGTGGTTCAGCAGCCGAGCAAGCGGCAGCAGCTCGAAATGCCGAAACTCCCGAGCGGCAAGATTGATATTCGCGAGCTCATCGACCGGCGCAAGGCGACCTTCGCCCGCAAGGACGAGGCCGCGCAGGCCCGCAAGCTCATCCGCGTGAAGGTGCGCGGGCCTGAGCCCATCGCGGTCACGCTGCTCGGCGACCCGCACGTCGATGATGACTCGACCGACCTCGGGCAGCTGGAACGCGACATCAACATCATCAAGGCGACGCCCGGGCTATATGCAGCCTGTATTGGTGACTTGCAGAACAACTGGATCGGCAGGTTGGCACGGCTCTACGGCGAGCAGGAGACGACCGCAGGGCAAGCGTGGCAGCTCGTCGAGTGGCTGGTCGAGGAGCTGCGCGAGGACTGGTTGTTCATGGTGCAGGGCAACCACGACCACTGGTCGGGGGCCGGCGACCCGCTGCGCTGGATTCAGCGGCAGGCTGGCGTGACCCTGACCGGCGACCACACCGTCCGCGTCGCGCTCACGTTCGCCAACGGCGCCGAGGTGCGCATCGCGGCGCGCCACGACTGGCCCGGAAATAGCATCTGGAACCCGAGCCACGGCCAGCTGCGCGCAGCCAAGCTCACGCACCACGACGACGTCATCGTCAGCGGCCACAAGCACACCGGCGGCTACCAGCTGATCCGCATCCCGGCAACCGGCCACCTCGCGCACCTCCTGCAGCTCGGTTCCTACAAGATCCACGACGCCTACGCCGACGCGCTCGGCCTGCCGATGCAGATGATTGCGCCGTCCTGCACCGTCATCCTCGACCCGCTGGGGAGCGAGCTCGGGCGTGTTCGGGTCGAGCACGACATCGAAACGGCGGCGGACTATCTGACATGGCTTCGCCAGCGCCGGCGGGCAGCATGACCTTGCCCTGCCGCCTGTGCTGGTGGGCCGCAGACATCACCAGAGGCCAGGAGCGGGTCTGGTGCAGCCATGCCGTACACCATGGGTGGATGACCGACAAGGCAAAGTGCGACACCGCAGCCTTCAAGCCGGATGATGACCGGGGGAGTGGCAAGTGAACGCGATCATGTCGCGCATCCGGCAGGCGATATACCGCAGCCGCGCCTACAAGCGGCTTTTCATGGCCCCGGGCAGCAACGAGCTGTCGGAGGACGGGCAGATCGTGATGGCGCACCTGAAGCGGTTCGCGCGGCTCGGCAAGCCGCCGGCGACCCCGGGCGCGCAGGTGGACATGTTCCAGGTCGGTCGAATGGTCGGCCGGCAGGAGACGGTGCAGATGATTGTCGAGGCGCTGCACCTGGACGAAAGAACCTTGACCAATCTGCAAGAGGAATTACGCGATGAGTGACGAACAAGGGTCTGCACCCGCAGGCAACCCGACGGCTCCGGTGTGGTACGCGCCGGAAGGTCTCGACCCCGCCACCACGGGCCAGCTCGGCGAGCTGGTGAAGGCGAAGGGGTGGAAGGGACCGGCTGACGCGCTGCTCAGTTACCAGAACCTTGAGAAGGTGTTCGGCGCCGACAAGGCCGGTCGCACCATCCTCGCGCCGAAGGGCGACGATGACGCGGACGGCTGGAACGCGGTCTACAACCGGCTCGGTCGCCCGGAGAGCGCCGACAAGTACGAGCTGCCCGTCCCGGAGGGCGATGACGGCTCCTTCGCGCAGGCTGCGGCCCCGGTGCTGCACGAGCTCGGGCTCACGACGAAGCAGGCCCGTGGGCTCGCCGAGTGGTGGAACAAGGCATCCTCGGCCCGCATCGAGGCGGCTGACGAGTCGTTCTCCAAGCAGTCCGAGGCGGAGTACGCCGCGCTCAGGGGAGAGTGGGGTGCGGCTGCTGCTCAGAACGAGGAGCTCGCCAAGCGGGCCGTCCTGAAGTTCAGCAAGGAAGCCGGGATCGACGAAGCGGCCTTCGACGCGATGGAGCGGGCGATCGGGACCGCCAAGGTGATGAAGCTCTTTCACGCCATCGGGGCGCAGTTCTCGGAGTCGGCGTTCGTGTCGAGCGACACCCCGGCTGCTGGCGCGCTGACCCCGGCGCAGGCGCGGAACAAGCAGGCGGCGATGTTCGCCGACAAGGAGTTCATGTCGCGCTACCTCAACCCCGACGAGCGGGTGCGCCAGAGCGCCATCGAGGAGATGATGCGGCTCACGCGGAT